CTTTTGGCAAAAGCTCCTTTTTCAAAGAACTGCATGTATACACTGTGACATCTCACCTCTTATAGCTTTGTCGAACAGGTGATCCACTCTCCTATCAACATAATCTTTAAGCTCTTTCCTCTCTGTTCCATCTACATTCTCAATTATATTTACATGTAAAGCCTTCTTACCAGGCAAACCATAACCAAAAGCTGTTGTCATTTTAGGTACATTAAATCCTGCTACATTATCATTTAACACACTATCTTTTGAAATTGGATGTACACTATCATAAAATGAAACCTCACTAGTTTCATCGACTAATTTAATTCTATCTTCAAAATACTTCTTAGTTTCTTCTATAGCTTTTTCCAATATAAAAGGATCTAAATTACTTTCTGTTACAGCAGCTTGACGCAATGATGGAATATATCCATTCTTATTTAAATTGGCAGGAATATCAACTTCATACTCTGGATGCAACTGATTCATGACTTTACCTATAGAAGTATATCTAGCGCCACCCATACGCATACGATTAGGTATCATAGTAGGTACTTGGCCATAAACACAAGCATTTGATTCTACAGCTGTTTTAATAAAATTTACACATGTATCTGGAGTAATATCTCTCAATTCTAAACCACAATTATAGGGATCAACATCTATATTTTCAAAACCCACACTCGCCATAGGCACAGAAAATCTACTCTGCAACTCTAACATCGCTTTTTCTGCTTCAGGTCTCAAAATAGTCATGCCCTTAGCATGAGAAGTGTTAAGCATGCCTGCTACATGCACACACAATATACAAAAAGGTTGAGTGTGACTTATAACAACAGCCATACATTGGCCCTGATACGCCTCTTTAACATCATAATTATAACCACTATAATTATATGATTGGTTATTCTTGCTATCTTCATAATATACTTTGCCAGGAATGGCCAAAACTCTTTGTTTCTCTATTTCATAAGTTTGTCTATTTCTGTAAATCCAAGTACCATCAACTTTTATGTCTGGCTTCTTTTCAGGAAACAAACTCTTACCGTATTTAAACATATTTTTATATGGCTGCAAATTTGCCACACGAACCATAGCTACATCATCACCAAAGAAAACTATATCCTTAAGTGTTACTTTTATCACACATTTAGCAGCCACCTTTAAAGTATTACATACAGATATTTCAACCCAGTCGCCATCTTTCATCCCTCCAAAAGTGTGTCTATTTGCAACTATACAACTACCAGATCTTATACAATTAGTATATGTACAACCTGGATCACTAAGACTAAAATTAGGGCTGGACACTCTAAGTACATACAAAGCTTCTTCCACAAAAGCTGATGCTGTACTCAAACTGTTATTTGGACCCATAGCAGAAAAGTCCACTTTTGTTGTGTGAACCTCCTGATAGTGATTTTTATACTCTGGATGGTATTCAACAGGACGAGTCATAACTGAACCACTAGCCTCTGCTTTTGGTTT